AAGAACTTACGGTACTCTGGCGACAAGCCAAGATGTACCTCGTCGCACACAACCACGTCGTAGTGCTCGCCAACATACTTGTATGCTGTCTGGTAGCACACAATGTCAACTCTATCTACAATGTGGTCGTAGTCCCACTTAGAGAATTCTTCCTTGAATTGCTCTTGTAGCTGGACAGTAGGCACAAGCACAAGGCCACGACCTGTAGGTACATTATCAAGCACTTTACCAATAGCAATAACACCACACCTAGACTTACCGAAGCCTGTGCCAGCAATAATGCTGCCTACAAAACCTTCTCTAGCCCACGCATTTAGTGCTTTGCGCTGTTCTGTATCCTTGATCTTGTTTACCTCTGACATAGTTAACTGCACTTCCATAAGTTTACTGTTCTTTCAGTTTCCTGATCATAGTAATCTCCTGCATGTGTAACAAGTCCTTTGTCTCTAAGTTCTGTAACACGGCCTGTAACTCTGTTAATGTCCCAGCCTAGACTCTTAGCAATCATACGATTAGTAGCTTGCCCTAGCTCATTTTTAAGACACACAAGCACTTGTAGTTGTCTCTTCGTAAGCGTAGTGCCTTCTTTTAGCTGGTCGTATGACTCTAGCGATTTAGTGTTCATATTAGTCTTCATATCCTTCTCTTTCTTCTTCTAAGATTACATCTTCTAGTGCTGACTTGTCAAGCCCTACCGCACTCATTAAAAATTCTGTCATTTCGACTTCTACCTGTGCACCTTCTTTGTTTGGTAGCTGCAGCCAAATTGAATGCACACTAACTTCAGGCGGACTACCAGGGTGCCCGCTACCATCAGGGTAGTACAACACTTCAGGTTCGCCAGGATCAAAGTCGTATTCTACAACAAAGTCCCAGCCTTCTAATAATTCTAATTCTGTTTTTGCCATCTTAATAAATTTTAAGCTAATATTGATTTAATTTCAGCGATTTGCGCTTTTAACTCTTGGTTCTCTCTTTCTAGGTACGCCATTTTAGATTTGTTAATCATAAAACAATCATCGTCAGTTTTATCTAAATCAGGTTGACGACCAAGTGCTGCTGCGCAGATATTATAACGTCTTCTATAATTTTTGTCGACCTCATATATATCTTTATGTACTCTATAAGCGTGCAGAGCTGTAGCATGAGTTCTATTAAATATCCTGCCTACTCTAGCACTCTTATATAGCAGTTCATCATGCAATAAAACCATACATATTCGTCTAGCTTCTACTATATCGTGTCTTCTATTTGTTCCACGAATGTCACTGATAGAAATATTAGTTATTTTACTAACAGTAATAAGAACTCTTACAGCATCGCCATCCATATCTTTTCCGTGATTTATGTGGCTTACTTTTCCCATGATTTTGAAATGTTTGTGTCTGCCTTAAGCAAACCATTTGTTACAACTTTTTGTGCAGCATGCTCCATATATCCTGTCATTGCTTCAACCCAGATGTCTGCATATTCTATTTTGCATATTGTGTCAATCTGGTCGTGCACTGTCATTACTAGTTTAACAGGAGCATTGTTTGCTCTAATATAGTCTCGCATATAAGTGAGAGCTAGCTTAGTCATATCAGCAGAAGCGCCCTGAATTGGTGTATTCTTAGATGCACGCTCGATAGAGCCTAGCTCCATCTTGTCGGACACACTGTTCCATATTTTAGGGTACCAGTTTGGGAACCATCTACGTCTATTATATGGAGGAAAGGTCTTTATGTATCCAAACTTTTTGCCAAAGCTACCAAGCTTGTCTAAGAACCCACCAATAGCAGGGAAAGCATTGAAATATTTGTCAATCAAAGCTTCTGCCTCTTTCACACTAATGTCAAGAGTGTCAGCTAACTTGTGTGGACCCATGCCATAGGCTAGTCCAAAGTTAATTGTCTTGACGTTTGTGCGTAATTTCTTATGCTGAGGACAATTGCACTTACCTTTAGCTAGTAGGTAGTTACAACCATCTTCAGCACCAGATAACCATTCATCACCGTAGACCAAGTCAGCACATACACTGTGCAAGTCTTGACCTTTCTGAAGCGCGTCAGTCCATACAGGATCTTTACTACCAAAAGCTATAACGTTCAACTCTTGAGAACTGTAGTCCGATGAAACAAAGCACCACCCTTCAGGGGCAATAAAACAGTTTCTAAAACTGTTATCTGCAGGAATCTGTTGCATGTTAGGTTTACGACTAGCAACACGTCCTGTGTCTAATATCTGATTAAAACTAGTATGTATCTTGCCATCGCCTGATACAAACTTGAAGAAGTCTTTGCCATAGCTAGTAGCTAGTTTCATCTTCTCTTTATATTTTACATACTTATCTATTAGTGGATACTTGCGTCTGTACTTGTACATCTGCTTGCCATTTACATTCTCCAAGTCTGGCACAAGCTTTTGAAATACAGCTAGCACCTGTGTTGGTGACGTCCACTTGACATTTACTTTTCTAATGTCATCAAAGTCAGTAAATAAATCAGTTTGCACAACAGTAGATATAAACTCAGACAATCTGGGATCTGCAATTAGCATATCGTCTAGCTCGCTTCGCATAGCAATAGATTCCCTCTCACTCTGCTTAGCAATGACTTCCCACTTGTCCTTGTCTATATCTAGTCCGTTGTACTCTATATCAGAAAAAGCTAGCACTGCCTTGTTTTCAAGGTCTACAACATTCTCAAGTTTATACTTGGCAATGTTAGGCAGTTGCTTTTGTCTGATTTGCAAAAGATATTCAACATCCTTTGCACCGTAGACTATCTGGTCATCTCTAAATGGTTGACCTGTCAAGCCTATAAATTGGTTACGAACTTCTTTGTTTAATTCTACTCCTAGATACCTATCACATAGGTGAGCTAGTCCGTAACGTAAATCTTTACCACAATTAATCACGCGCTCAACTAAGAATGTGTCGTAAATGTTTGCACACTCTATGTCAGCCCAACGTTTAATAAACTTGTAGTCAAACTTAGCATTGTGAAATATCTTGATAATGTCTTCACTCTCAAGTATATCTCTCAAAGGTTCAATGCTTACAAACCTAGTATCTATTACAAACTGCTGATGCTCATCACCAATCTGGAACATAATCATTTTCTTACACGTAAAGTCAAAGCCCTCAGTTTCTGTGTCGACACCAAGAACTTCTGCTTTACTGCAGTATTCTACCACATCATCTATTGTTCCCTCCTTGAATGAGGTACTTGTCGATGCTGTTGTTGTTACGAATGTTATCATCTCTCAAACCTTTTAAGTACATTTCTACAAAGTTAATTTTATGTTTAACTTTTTCTGTAATTAATATAGTACCATTGTACATATATTGTTTAACTCCTTCAGCCTCTGCAAATTCATACGCCTCTTTGTAGTCATAATACTCTCCAGTTTGTAGCATATGATATAAATCTTTAATCTTGCCCATTCTAATTGTATTAAGGAAGCAAAAGGGGACCGAAGTCCCCTAATGCCACTAATCTAACCATCATTCACTATGGTTACTTAGTCTTCATCGAAGTCTTTTTGTTCTTAGACCCTGCTGGACGACCTCTACGTTTTGTAGTCGCAGTCTTCGTACCCTTAGGTACATAGGTTTTCTTAGAGGTTGTAAGCAGGTCAATAGTAATTGACTTCTCTGAAACGGTAACGTTATGACCTGCAGTAATGGTAACTGTAGTCTTTCCGTTGTTAATAATTATGTTCTTCATAATCAGTTAATTAGATAAAAATGTTAAAAAATACTTTACACTTTTGTGTAAATATAATAAAAATGAGTACACCAACCAAATGATGTACCCATTTTATTTATAGCTATTACGAGAATATCTCGCCTGTTACTGTGTCAACCATAGCTTCAGTCTTCTCAGTCTGTGCAACCTGAACTGGTGCATCAGCTTTTAAGAACACGTCACTTGGCTCAGTAAATACTATGCTTGCATAAGTAAAGATGTAATCTCCATTGTGTAGAATGAAATCTCCATCTCTGCCTTTACGCTTTGCAGTAGTTTCTACTCTTGATGCTCTGTAGTCATCAGCTTCTACGCTTTCTACGATTTGAACACGCATTGGGAACTCTTGTCCCTCAAATGATACTACAGGATTAAGAATATTAACTGTCAATATCTCATTTCCGTTCTCGTCTAGAGTCCAACCTGCGTCATCTCCAAGAGATACACCAAGTGCTGATTCTAAATCTTCTGCAGAACCATTCTGCCAAGCACGACGAGCGCTGTTTCTGGTAAACTTGCTGTTAGATTTGTTGAATACATATGCGGCAGATACACCGCTGTTGCCCTCCTTAACCTCTGCTAGTTCGACAGAGATAAATCCGTTAGCTACTTTACGAAATCTAGTCAATAGAGTTTGACCAAGCTTTAGCGACTTAAGGTCGCCACTGTTTAGGATGTTTTTGTTATCCATGATAAATAAAAATTAAATAATAAATAAATGCAAAAACAAACAGCAAGTCCTTTACTTAGGTTCTTTGCTCTTTGCTTTCTTAGGTTTTATAGGTAGTGATAGTTTTTTACACAAGTCACGCCAAAATGCGTTATCTCTCTCAAGTTGGTCTATCCGCTTTTGTTGAGATTTAAGCAGTTTAGTATTAAGCTCATATAATTTCATCATATAAAATAATTAAAGACAAGCACACGTTGTAAAACGAAAAGGTTAATAATAATGACTAAATTGTCTGTGTGCTTGTCTTGTTAAAGTAAATAGCAGAGGTGTGTTCCGTAGGTTTTCGCCTGATGCCGGTCTTAGACATACTAATCGTCAACTTTTTCACTTGCTTTTAGATATTAGAGTGCTTATTGGTATTGCTTGACTCATTTCTCTAATAAATATGGATGAATAACGTGCGCAGTAAAGAGTTTCTTTACCTACCTGTTTAGATGAATATAATTTACGCACGTTATTCGGTGTGTTCACAGGTATAATACTTACCACCAAGCTGAGCAGTTTGTACTGCCATCACGATTAGTATCGTTGCTTGATGTTCTTTGCCATTTGCCTGGCTTTTTCTTGCCACATTTGCTCTTAGTTCCCCAACCGTGGTCTTGGTATTGATTACCATAAGTTGCACGAGATGTAGAACAAGATGCCATTAGCATCATAGCAATGCCGCAGATTGCGACTAGATTAAACTTTTTCATTTGATAGAAGTTTTAGATTCTCTGAGCTTTTCTAAATAATTCTCAAGTCTATCTTGCTCATTAGATAAACTGATTAAAGACTTTTTGATTTCAGTCAGACGATTAGATATGCTTTCCATAGCTTTATCAGTTCGTCTTTGAATGTCCTCCATATCGTGGTCGATTGGAGTTTTGGCTCTGTTAGATGGTTTAGATTTAAGAATACTCATCTTGATAAATGTTTTGAATGTTTGAAATGATTAACTCATAGTATAGATTAGTTGAATAATCGTCCATTGTGATATATAATATAATTAATTAGAAAAATACAAATGTAAAAAGAGGTAGAAATTGGGTGAATGTGACTTAGTTGCCACACTCACTTACTTAGTTCCTTCAATAACTGCAACGAGTATTAGGAACAAGCTTACCAATAGTAATAAGTCCCACAAAGTAAAGAACTGACGCTGACGTTTAGTGAGGTTCTTTGTTTGTGCTTTAAGTTTCTTTGTTAGTGCTTTAAACATAACGTAGTGTCTTTGTTTGTGAATAAAAAATAAAAGCCCCGAAGGGCTAATACGTTAGACTTCTATGTCTACATATGCAGAAGGCATTAGTATCGCATATTGTGCACCTTCCTTAAACTCCGAAGGTCTAAACTCTATACGACTACGCCACTCTGTGTCTGACTGTAGCTGGTCTAACGTTGCAAGTAGTGGCGTCGTTGCACCACCTTCTTCTACTAAGCGAAGCTTGCCCTCCGCATTTTGTTGCACTTTGTACATTTGTGAATGATTTGTAGATTAATGCTCGGGGCACTCCCAAGCTCGAGAAGTAGTGGGGGTCTGTGTTTGTGTTGGTCTACGCGCTCAAAAAAACTGCCCACAAAAAATTTTTTCCCCAGAAAATTTTTACTACATTTACAGGCTCATGTCGCAGCCAAAAAATTACTACAAAGAAAGGTACCAAAACACCGAGAGTGCAGGGGACCAAGAATTCACAAATGTAAACTTTCTAGATCAGACAAGATTGCAAGAACAAGAAGCCAAGATTGAGTCTGGCGAGATTTCTTGCAACACTGATAACCCAGAAGAATGTTTGAGTTGCGGTAGTTAAAGATTTTTTTCTATCTTTGCATCGAGGCACACGAAAGTGTATCACCCTAGAGGACCAAACGGGCAGTATAGGGTCAGACGTTGGATTGTAGGGTTCAAATAGAACCTAGAGTTTTCTCCGATAGCCTCAGAAAGAGCGGATATAGCCGTCAGTTGGGACACATTGCACACAGGTAGGTGCGGTGAATTAACACTAGTTTTAGTGTCCCTGGGTCTCTTAATAGAGAAGCACTGCTGACAGTAAAGTTCCAATCGAAATAGGAAACCCCAAGGGGGTAACTGTGTCCAATCGGGAACAAAATTTAAATTTTTTTTGGAACTGTAAAATATTTATTTATAACTTTGCCTAAAACTAATTTTTAGATAATGGCTAAGAGCAAATTAAATTTTACACCCTTTGGAGGGTGGGTAGTGCTACCAAATCCGGCAGCAAAAAAGAGAGAGTCTGGTATTATTCTAGACGATGATACTGCAAACAAGTTACGTACTAATGTACTAGAGGTATTGGGCGTAGGCCCTGACTGTAGATGGGCAAAGGTAGGCGATACTGTCATGGTTGATCCTACAACAGAGGCTATGGTTATTAGTATAGACGATGTGCCGCACTTGTTTGTAAATGAATTTCAAATTTTAGGTAAGTTGAAGTGAGACCTGCAGGTACAGTAACTATATCGCTAGATGATTACCACGATCTACTGGATGCTCAAGAAAAAACTGAGTCTCTAAGTGCTAGTACAAAACGTGCTGGGAAAGAGATGGCTGTTTTCTTAAGCTTTCTGTCTACTCGTGCTGATATAGAGCCACATGTATCTGAGTTTAATAAGCAGTCTAAGTCTGCTAAGATTATATTGGAGGATGGACGAGCGAGAATACAGTTCACAGATGATCAAGACTAGGTTTGTGACATATGATCTAGATGAATTGTTTGAGTTGACAACAGATTTTAAAAAGAAGCTAATGATATGGTCAGAAAAAAATATAACGGCGACATGGGATGTCAAAGTTTACATAGGGGATCACGAATACATAATAGAAGTTTTAGTAGAAGATGATACAGACAAAAAAGAAAACAAAGCGGAAGATAACGATTGAAGGCCTTAAGTATAAGGTGGACTACAAGGTGTACAAGGTGATTGATACACTAGAACAGCAGTTAAGTAATCATACTCTTGCGCTATATAACTATATAGAAATATATAACTTCCGAGAGAATCCTACAGAAATGGAGACTATCCTTTACAAGTATGCTATGCAGTTACCGCATGCAGAACTGGTAGAGGAAGAGGTTAAAAAAGCTAAAGAAGATGAACCAGAAGATAACGATTAAGGTAAATTCTACGTTTAAGTATTTGCAGTTATGGAATGGAGTCTTTAACTTAACAGATATGGAGTTAAGAGTTCTAGCTGCGCTTGTTGATTGTAACCAGATAACAGAAGATAAGAATCTTTGTACGTCTAAGAACAAAAAGGCCGCAGCAAGATCGTTAGGTATTAAAGACTTTAACACTTTAAACAACTATGTAAAGAAGTTTAAGGATAAGGGCGCTATACGTAAAGATGGTAAGAACTATGTTTTGAATCAATTGCTAAATACTAATACAGAGAGTGTCCAAGTTAATGTCAAGTGGAGTTGATCGTATACCAAAAGGAATGGTTATGACACAGTACTATTTTGAACCTTGGTATATTGCTATATGCCAGGATGCAAATGGTAAGCTGTTAAGTATATTAACTGAGGAAGTAGAATCCCATGAACTATTTAGATAATGAGTGATAAGAAACATAAATTTCCTAGCGTTTGGCAGATGACTAAAAATTTTACTAAGGATCTAGCTAAGTATATTAAGGAAGGCGCACCAAATGTTACACCAGACGAATACTCTAGACGACTTAGTATTTGTGAAGGCTGTGAGCATTTTGTAAAAGAAAAATTTAGGTGCGGTGCGTGTGGATGCTTAGTAGAGCATAAAGCAAAATGGAAAACAACGACGTGTCCAAAGAAAAAGTGGGCACCTCAAATAACGTCATATGGCAAAATCGAAGAAAGTCCTGATTCAGAACTTAGCGAGTAAGTATAATTTGCCACTAAAGACTGTGACGGATATTATAGAGTCGCAGTTTAAGTATGTAAGCAAGGTTATGGAGGAAGGTAAGTTTGAGGCTGTAAGATTACCGTATTTTGGTAAGTTTTCTGTAAAGGGCAACAGGGTAAAACATTTAGATAATACAAAAAAGGAAAAGGATGGATCTACTAACGATAAGTGATAACGTAGCAATACCGTCTCCGTACGTTTTGAAGATAGAAGAATTTTCTAAACTAGTTAGTAGAGATAAAAGCAAGGGTAAGGACAAGTCAACAAAAGAACTTGCATATGTATATTTTGTATGTGACCATAACTCTCCGTTTGCAGTTTACGACGAGGACAGGAGGCCGTCAGAAGTAAAGCTTAGCGTGTTTGGAGAAAGCAAGTGGGCGCCTGACGAGGTAGTAAAAGCTGCATGCCTAAAGTATAGAAAGCTAAAAGAAACATCTGCAGTTAGATTACTAAAAGCTGCTAGGGAATCTGTCGTTAAGTTAGAGAAATATTTTAAAGATGTAGATCTGACCTTGACAGATGATAATGGAAAGCCTATATTTGCTGCTAAGGACCTTGTTGCAAATCTATCTAAGATGGGTGACGTAGTTAACGGAATAAGTAAACTAGAAGACCTAGTTAAGAAAGAGGAGCAAGTCCAATCTAGCAACCGTGGTGGTGTTGAGGTAAACAAGTACAGTCAATAGTGGACTTTTTAGAAGACATAGAACGATACGAAAGATCAATGCAAAATGCATATGGGCTTATCACTAAAGAAATAACTTTAGATGATGTCTTCTACGACTACGAACAGAATGGAGAAATTGAAGAATTCTATTTACCCTTTGATCCACTAGAGAGTGACGGCAGAGATGCTGCAACGATAGACTTAGTAATAGAATACATGGAGTCTAACGAAGAATACGAGAAGTGTGCAAAGTTGCTAAAGATTAAAAACAGATGTTCACAAAAACTGATAGGCTAAGACCAGCTGCTTTACAGTATATGGAGCATGGCTACTACACAAATGCTCTTCCTAATACCAAAGAATACTATGATTACTGGGATAGGGAAAGGCATCGTTGCGTATACGGCTATACTGTAGGTGAGGGCCAGGATGATGAGATTGTTATTACTGGTAATCACTATTTCTATCTTAACTATTGCCCTATCGACAGATCTGTAGACGAAGAGTTACCAGACGGAACTATTATTGCGCGTAGAGAACGTACATTCCCTGCATTTTACGATGGAGATTGGAAATATTTTACTGCAATAGACAGATGTAGGCGAGAAAACAAACATATGACGGTGTTAAAAGCGCGTCGTAAAGGATATTCTTATAAAGCAGCTGCAATGCTAGCTAGGAATTACTTTCATATCCGCAATAGTAAGAACTACGTGTTTGCAGGGCAGAAAGAATACTTGATTGGTGACGGATTGTTGTCAAAGGCTTGGGAGATTCTGTCATTTGTAGACGATAATACAGCATGGACACAGCCTAGACTACGAGACAGGGAAATGAACAAGATGTCTGGGTACAAAAAGAATGTAAATGGAGCTGACGTAGAGCTAGGCATGAAGTCACAGATTATGGGCGTGTCATTAAAGGATGCACCAGACAAAGTGCGTGGTAAAGCGGGCGAGCTTATCTTTTTTGAGGAGGCCGGTGCTTTTCCAGGACTACTAAAAGCGTGGGAGGTAGCTATGCCTACTATGCGACAGGGATCTAAGACGCTAGGTACTATGGTTGCTTTTGGTACAGGTGGTACAGAGGGTGCAGACTTTGAGGGTATGGAAGAACTGTTCTATAACCCTGACTCATACGACTGTTTAGCTTTTGAAAACGAGTGGGACGACGGTGCAATGGGTACTGTATGCGGACACTTTGTACCTATCTACGAAAA